CCTCTTTAACTTCTCTATTCTTTGAAGCTTGTCGCTGATATAACTTAGCGTTCTCATTCTTATCTTCACCATCAAAAATATTATTACTAATGAACATATCCCAGTTCTCTAGTATAGCCTTATGCACATCACTATTCACTACAAACCTAGTAGCCTGTAGCTTATCAATAGCCTTTACAAATGGCTTATCAAGATACTTAAGAAACTTTTGTTCCTTATTCTTCTCCCAAGTCTTTATAACTGACTTACCATTATTCTGGAATAAACTAGTTATAGGAGGGATTGGTGTAGCACTTATATAGGTAGTCTTGCCAGTGATTACTTCCATTTCACCCCACTTAGATGTGGCATGTATGGTCACTGGCTTACGACTCTTCATATGTCCTACTGAGATAGTTAGATAGCCACACATAACGAAACCTTCTATGATAAGATCACCTACTCGTACATGATCTCTGAAGTTAACGTTGTTGCTATCCCAACCTTCTACTATATATTTACCTATAGCCATTGAAGCTTGAGTTATTGCTGACTCACCTTCAACCTTATTGCGTTTAAAGCAACGTTGAATTACTTTTCTGGCATAGGATATCATGTCATCTATTAAGAAGTCTAACATGTCAACGCCATCCGTATCAATCATACGCATGAGCTGTAAATTTCTTCTAGGCTTTACACCTAAATCATCTCCTCTTATTTTATTGAGGAGGTACTCTCTTATGTCCTGCATTTAATTCTCTCTTTCTTTTCTGGACGTCTATTATAACATGTTTACTTTCTTTTGGCAAGTACTTTTACCATCTTTTTATTATTTAGGATTGAATACCCCACCATATCCTTCTCATATGCCTGTCCAACCACAACATTAGTGATACCAGACTGCAAGATAAGCTTAGTACATTCCGTACAAGGAGATAGCGTAGTGTAGAGGGTAGCACCTTCTCCATTCGTGCTAGACTTAGCCAACTTACATAGAGCATTAGCTTCAGCGTGTATGACAATAGGAAGTGTACGCCCAGTTGAACTATCCTTACACTGATTAGGAAAGCCTGAAGGAGTACCGTTCCAACCCATCGAAATAATATTACCATCTTTAACGATAACTGCCCCAACCTTAGTGTCTGTGTCATGAGACATCTCAGATACTCTGTAAGCGATATCCATATATAAGTGGTCATATCTCTCAGTTTTATTTTTAATTGTTTCATTTTTAATTACTTCTTTAATATCATTTGCTTTCATTTCCTTGTGCCTTTCTTAGCATGATTAAAGCTTCAGCTATTGAAGGTATCTTACCTCCATTCTTAGCCATAGTATTTTGTATTTTAATAAGTTGTCTCTTTATTTTCTTCATTTAGTTTCACCACTATATATCTTCCACATTCACTCACTGTCCACTCAACTAAGTGCTTTACTACCTTATTAGCTCTAAGCTGATTAATAATCAATTCAGCATCTTCATGAGCCTTGAGTGATAGATTCCTTGAGTACCTTATATCCATCTTCTAGTTCCTTTATTTTATTCATTCGCATAATCGCTTGTGAACGATACATATTACGTTCCTTAGTAAGACTTTCTATTCTATTATTAAGGAACTCTATTTCTTTTTGTTTTATTCTTTCTAATTCATTCATCCATGTCATTAGTCTAGTACCTCAAAGTCTAAACCATCTGTCCATGTAAGACGAGATGTATTATGATGATATTTAGCTGCACCTGCTGGACCAGTCTTACCTGTGAACCTAGATTTAAGTACAGTAAAGTTAATTGTATTACGTACATCATCATTCTCATCAGTCATATTACGACTAAAACCTATTATATCAAATGATATCTGCTTAATAGAACCAGAACCTTTGATATCATCTAGGCTAGGTAGCTTACCTTCTTCAAAGTTCTTACTACCAACTAAACCTTTTCGTAGATGACTTATAATGCCTAGCCATATGTTATGCTTCTTAGTTATCTTAAGAAGATCTGACATGACCTTATCAATAGCCTCATTACCGCTATAGCCTTCAGCACCTTCTGATACAGCAATAGTGATATGGTCTAGTATAAGATACTTACAGCCCATCAGAGCCATGTACTCTATCTTATCTATAAGTGACTCATCACCTACAGAGCCTTGATGATCTAGTAGTACAAGCCTATCTGTACCAAAGACCTCTTTAGATGCTCGTTCTTGTTCTTCAAGTGGTACATCATACTCTTGTAGGTTCTGTCTCAACTGCATCTGAATAAACTTCTCAGCAGTATCACCAACAGATTCTTCAAGTGATATCATACCTATTTTATCTTCTGATTTACTAAGTAAGTCTAGTACTATCTCTTTAATGACTGTACTCTTACCACTACCAGTACCACTGGTGAACAAAGTTATCTCACCGAACCTCATACCTTTAGTTTTATCATTGATACCTCTAAGACAGTCAGGATAAGGTATACTTTCTCTTGATTGTCTTTCAAGGTATTGTTCCCAAACAGCTTCATGCCCCATGATAATACCAGCTGGACTATAGGGTTGTGCATCCCATATAGCCTCCATGACTCTCATGTAGCCACCTTGATTGAATAGCTCACAAGGATCTTTAGCAGTACTACTAGCTATCTTAACTTTATCTATACCTATTATATTAGCGGCTTCTCTTATAGCCTTATTACCTGCATCATCGTTATCAAAGAATAATACTACCTCTTCAAACGATCTAATCCATGTACGATTGAGCAGTAAACTCTTAAGGTTAGTTGACGAAGCCACACTAATAACTGGGTAGATCTTCTTGTATTTGTTGAGGGAAGCTTGTGCAACCGCCATCGCATCAAACTCTCCTTCCGTGATGACAAGGCGTTTACCTCCATTTCCAAAACTTTGACTACCAAAAGGCTGGACATCTTTAAATTCTCCTACTGTTTTAAATTGCTTAGGCATAGTGCGTATCTTATATGCTACCAATACATTACTAGCATCGTAATAAGGATAACAGTATGCTTCTATTTCTCTTTTATCATTATACATAACACGAACATCGAAGTGTTCTGCTATAGCTTTAGTGATACCTCTCTCTTGACAGCCTCTATGGTCACCAAGAGTCTCTTTAAACTTATTCATATCTATGACTACATTAGACATATTAGTCATCTTAATTTCCTTTCTATTATCTACGTTCTGTATATGAACTCCACATACAAAACAGTAACCGTGATTGTCATCATACAAAGCAAAACCATCTGAGCTACCACAGTCCTCACAGCTGGTCTTGCCTATCTCTTTACTTTCCGAATATTCTTTTCTCTTTAGCATAACGGTTTTCCTTTCGTTTACGTCTTGCTCTTTGTGAGCGTGAGTTACGCTCTCCTCTTTTGTTACCAAATAATTCATCCCATGCTTTCTCAGGACGCTTCTGTTGTGTTGCGTTCATTGTATTCCTCTATAAATGATTTAGTTAACATCCACTTCTCACTACCAAGTGTCTTATTATAAAAGACTTTCTCTCCGTTATCATCTAACAATGTGAGAACCTTGTGTTCAATTTGTAGTTCTATTTCTAAATAATTTAAAGCAGACTTATCTGGTGCTTCATGTAGCATAATGAATTGATAATCATCTTTATTCTCAGCTACCTTACTAGCTATCTCTGAGCTAGATGAAGCATAAGTCTTCCAATTAGATTGTCTTACTCGTTTACCTTTACTATAGTTCCAATAAGACTTCTTACCTATGTATTTCTTACCAGTACTCTTCTCAATAATGAGATACACAAAGCCTTCAGCCTCATAAGGATTATTATTGAATGTGACTTCCCATTGACCATTAGGCTTTGCATCATCGCCAGTAGCCTTCCAAGCCTTCTGATCAAAGGCTACACATACAGTGCTGTTACTAGGATTAACCCATACTGTCAGATCACCTTCCCATTCTTTCTTGAGACCTAGCTTAGTCCTTAAGTTAGACTTACACCTTATCTCACCATGTTCTTCTGTCTTTATTCCAACCCAACCCTTACTATCTACTTTAGTTACCTCTGTAATGATTACATCTTCATATCTTTGGTGGTCTGTTATATTAGACATAACATTTCCTTTCTATAATTTAAAGAAGTCATCTGGAGTTCTCAGTATATGTATACCATTAGCTGTCTCCATCAACTTCTCTTTCCAGTTTACTATACCGAACTTAGCTCGATAAGCTGCTAGTACTCTAGCCTTACGTCTATTCTTTGGTACACCCTT